TCCAATTATTGGCTTGCTCTTCAGTTCGGCTGGAAACCTTTGCTTGGAGACATTCGCAGAATGATCGACCTACAAAGTCGACTTCAGAAGCAAATGGACTTCCTTCTTAGAAATAACGGTAGACTAGTCAGACGGCGAATACAGCTGTTTGACAGGGTAGAAGATGAAGTTACCACGAGTGGCGCTGCTTGGGGTTTAATGAACCCTAACTTTGTCACTTACTTTTATAGTGGTACTCCAACCTACACTACTCGGGCGTATACTCAAGACACTGTATGGGGCTCTGCCGCATTCAGGTTCTGGTTACCGTCTAGTCCCCAGGGTGTCGTATATAAAGCGGCTCTTCGCCGTGCTCTCTCGGGTTTAACTCCGAGTCCGAGCGTTATATACAACATGATACCCTGGTCCTGGTTAGTTGATTGGTTCTCCAATGCAGGTTACGTGATTAATAACCTGGATGCAGGAGTTGCTGATCGATTAGCCGCCGACTGGTTCTATATGATGCGTAAGAAGGAACACGTTGTGGAAACACAACTAAGTATCCCCCTCTACGGGCCAGATAGAAACCCAGTCGTTCTTCAAGGAACGGCCACTCAAAAGTCTTTTAGTAAAGTAAGACTTCGTGGCAGTCCTTTCGGATTCGGGCTTAGCGAAGACAGCTTAAGTCCAATGCAACTGTCTATTTTAGGGGCATTAGGTATGTCCAGATTATAGCAGCTACCCGTTTAATCGAGTAAATGCGTACAATTAAAGGAGCTTCTAATGCTTGCCGATCCTCAGACTCTTACCATCAATACCGTTGCAACTCCTGTGTATAAGACCAATCAAGGTCCTACACAGGCAGTTTATACATCGGCCGATGGTTTGAAGACGTTCACCGTGAAGCAGAATAGTACTGCTAAGCGGTTTCGTCGCGAAGTTCGTATCACGCAGCAAAAGGTAGCTGCGGATCCGATCTCCGCCGTGAATTCCATGGAGGGCGTTTCCGTCTATTTTGTTATAGACGAGCCCAAGAATGGAGTCTTCACGAACGCTGAGATCGCGTATCTCTTCACCGGTCTTTCAGACTGGGTTCTGG